TTTTATGACATCCTCTCCCTTAAAATCAAAGTTATCTTCTATATTTTCTATCATTTCCTCCTTTTCTTCTGGAGTAAATACTTCGTCAATTACCATTAAAATACCTTTTTTAATGGTCTCTGGTGATGTTGGTCGTGCCGTAATGATAGATATTGTTTTTGCATCTATTAAAGCTTCCTTAAAATCTTCAAAACTCGGTGCAAAGTCTTTATTCCTTAAACTTTCACTAACATTGTCTAAAAATAAATCATTGTCATCAAACTCAACAAAAGCCTTTCTTATATCCTCATCTGGATATCTATAATTTGGTTCCCCCTTAACTTCAGCGTATTCAGATGTGGTAATTTTTATTTTTTCCCAATTATTACCAACTTTTTTTTCCATATGTACCATAGTTGGCATATGTAGAATATTGTCATCCCAGTCAAAACTGTAGGCTCTCATTGTTATTTCAAATAATAATCTCCTACTCATAATCTTTAACCTATATCATTAAATGAAACACTAGATGGTGTAATGTTAAATTCTACTTCGATAAATTCTAGTGTTTTAGTTGGTTTTATGAATATTTTACCTGTTAACTTATTGGTATCTAGTTCTGTTGCCGTATCACTAAGTCTAACTTGGAAATCGTTCAAACCTCTATCTCTTCTTACATCTTCTAAAATTGGGTTGATGAGAGTTAGGAATTGTTGTCTTACAATATCGTCATTTTGTTCAAATAGTAATTGTATCGCAACATCTTTAACTCTAGTTTTTAAGTATAATAATAGTCTTCTAACGTTAACCCTATCCAAAGCGGATGTTGTAGTTTGTAAAGTTTTTTGTCCCCATATAACAACCCCTACCCCATTAAATGTTGCAATAGGATTAAGTCTTGACTCATATAAATCATCTCTGTTTGTTTGTGTTAGTTTAATTCTAGCTCTATCCACATTCATCATACCTCTACTGTAACCAGCTGTTGCAAACCATGGGAAAGAAATATTATCTGTTCTTGCCATATTTCTTACCACATCTGTTGTTGGTGGCATATAAAGTCTAACATTATTCTCAGTATCTTTATATCTAGTCCAAGGCCAATATGTTGCTACATAATTACTACTTAACGCCGCATTTTCTAAATTTGTTATTGCCCCGTCAACAGTTTGATTAGCTGGGTTAGATGAGGTTACTACATAAAGTGAGTCTCCTTTATCATTTTCTATCATTTGAATAGCTTTATTGACTAGAGTTAAGTTATTGGTATAATCAATACCTGGAGTAGTAAATAAACTACTAGGTGTTTCCTCAGGATTAGCTAACTTTCTCATTGCGTCAAAATAAGCATAATAATCTGTGACCTCACAACTTATATTGGTGAAACTTTGGTTATACCAAAATGTATTATAATTTGTTTTACCTATTACATATAAATCACTGTTGGTTCTAGTTATTCTGTATTCGTCCCATCCATCATGTCCTCCATAAGGTAATACTGTAAACTTAAGATAATCTTTATTTGTATAATAATTACCAACATCTCCAAGTAGTGTATTTCCACTAGTATAGAAATTATAAGAACCTACATTGTATTGTACGACATCACTAGATGTTAAACCTGAAACTCTTTTATCAAAGTGGAAACCTTTTGTTTTACCGGTCCATAACGTACCGTTTGCACTACATTTATATGGTGATGTTTGTGTTAAAGTACCATTCAAACCTTTATAGTCCAAATAGTCTTGGTCAATACCTGTTTTTGAGGACCATCCTAAATATGTCTTTTTTATATCATCAGCAACAATATCATATTTTAAGTTATAAAATGGTTTAGCTGCAATATTACCATACCAACCAGATGGTTCTGTTATAGTTGCCTCTAGTGGTGGATTCATATATGTAGTGTCTGCATATGTAGACCCACTGTAATTTCTAATTAAATAACCTTCAAACCCTGCTGGTAAAGCATCTAATGGACAGTTTTCATCAAACTCTAACATTATGTATTTTGATCTAACCGCATATTCTCCGTTTTCTGTACCAATTTTTTTACCTATATAATTTTGACTTTCTGGATTAAGGGTACATTGGGTATAAGCTTCTATTATTCTTTGATTTGTATCTGTGTCAGAAAATTCTCTTACTGTTAATGTAAAAGTTTTATTATTAACATCAATATCTTGGATTGATATTTTAACTGAGTTATTTGCTGTGTTTCCATCAGCTATTAAAATACATCTAAATAATCTAAATATATTTTCACCTCTTATTTCTGAAACAATATAAGGTGTAGCTGGTCCTTCAACTGCACCTAATGGTTGCCAATCTTCAGTATAATCTGAAAAGGATGCCCCTGCTGATATATTACTACCTACCTGTCCAAATCTAAGATTAGAAACCGTAACAGCAGACGCGGCTAATTGGCTTAAAGTATTAGGATAATTTTCTTCCACCCACATATGAGTGTTTTTATCAAATTTTTTGGTACCTAAAACTTTTGTTATATATTTTTGTGAATTGGCATCTAAATTAACTTCATAATTAAAATTACCCCCTGTTGTGTTAGTATAACCAGAAAGATAAAAATCTTGTTTATAGTTAGTTGTATTAATATCAACAATTCTTGGTTCCGGACATGTAGCCACAGTACCGTCACATACAGTATTTCTAACACCAAATGAAGGTGATTGGAAATCTGTAACACCTGGAGGATTTAGATCTCCCGCAACATTTGCAGAAAATACATCTCCCGCATATTTTCCTCTACTTCTTAATGTGGCAACTACCATGTCTTGAGTTTTTCCACTCCAAGTGTAAACTGTACCAGAGGTTTGTGCAGTCCAACCTGTAGTACCCCCAGTATGGTATCCAATATGATTACCAAATTTCCAGTTAAATTCTACTGTGTATCCTGTGGCTGGGTAACCTATTGGTTGTATATCTCTAGTTCCGTCATCTCCTGCATGTATTAATTTAGTTGGGGATAAAGGTGATTCTGAAGTATCTGCCGCATCATATACTGAAACTGCCGGTCCCCAATTAATATTCGGGTAAGTTGTTGCATTTGTTTGAGACATAACTCTTGGTACTTCAAAACCGTTTTGACCGTTTGTTTGTAATGTCCCTGCAATACTTCTAGCACCTCCTGTAGATTCATTTGATGTGATAACGAATGTTTGTCCACTCATTAAATTCATTGGGTAGGGTAATATACCTGATACCCAAGGTTTACCTCCTTGTGTGTGCCAGTTACCTCCAGTACTACCAGTTAAAACCATTCTTCCTGGTCCACCATAAGTGTCAGCAGAATAAATTATCATCATTGATTGTGATGAAGGATAATCGAACATATATCCTTGACCGGCACCTGCTGCATCTGCATTTGTAAATTGTGCTCCATTTACATATCCTTCATTGTTATCAGACATTAAATAACCCCATGTTCCTCCACTTAACATACCTGGTTGATTGGCTGGTCCAGCCCCTGCGTATATTGATGGTACTGTTGAACTTATAGCGTTACCGTCTGGATCTAACATTGGTATTCCTGTTCCCCCAAATTGATTGGCGCTTACTTCACCACATTGTCCAGCAGTACATCCACCTCCATATGCCCTCATTACATTATTATAATTTGGTACATAACTTACAATTAGGTTCCAAGCGTTACCTGCGTTATATCCGGCATAACCTAAGGGTCTAACCGCAAATAGGGAGTTGGATTCACTTAGGAATCCTTTAGCAATATAAGATTGTTCGTATTTTGGGATTGATGTCCCTGAAAAGATTGTTGTGTCTAGTCCACCAAAATAGGTTTTATATTCATCATATGATTGTACAAAAATAGGTTGTTGAGCTGGACCTCTTAAGGTCTCACCCACAGTAGCTAAAGTTGTAGCTCCTACAGTTGGTGTACTAAATGTAAGTTCTCTTTCAGAAATATATACTCCTGGAGACAATGAAACTTGATTCGCCATTTATATTAAAAGTTTTAATCTATGTTATATATCATCAAAACTTGTAGCGGTAGGTGTAATATTAAATTCTATTTCAATAAACTCTAATGATCTAGTTGGTTTAATATAAATTTTACCAGTCAACTTGTTTTGATCAATTTCCTCTGGGTCGTTAGAAAGAACCACCTTAAAGTCTGTTAAACCTCTATCTCTTCTGATATCTTCAAGAATCGGATTAACTAAACTTAAGAATTCTTGTCTTACTATTTCGTCATTTTGTTCAAATACTAATCTAACCGCAACTGCTGAGACTAATTTTCTTGCTCTAAGAAGTAATCTTCTAACATTAATTCTATCAAGTGCAGACATTGCTGTTTGTAAGGTCTTATTACCCCAAATAACAGGTCCTGTTGCTGTAAATGTTGCAATTGGATTAATCCTAGCTTCATATAAATCATCTCTATCATCTTGTGTTAGATTTTTTCTTACCTTGTTAGCCTTAACAATTCCTCTGTTATAACCTGCTGTCGCAAACCATGGGAAAGCAACATTATCAGTAATTGCCATATTTCTTAATACTTCACAAGTTGGTGGTAAATATAGTCTAACGTTATTTTCTGTATCATTGTATTGTATCCAAGGCCAATATGTTGCCACATAATTACTATTAATGTCTGCGTCATCTAAAGCGTCAACTGCATTTTCAACTCCTTGGTCTTTATAGTTTTGTGATGTAACAATATATAAAGAATCTGCTCTATCATCTTCAACCATTTCAATAGTATCGTTAACTAAAGTTAAGTTATTAGTATAATCAATACCTGGGGTTGCAAATAGATTTATATCAGTTTCTTCTGGATTAGCAAATTTATGAATAGCTGTTTGGAAAGCGTACCAATCAGAAGTTTTATTAAACTGGAAGTTTCCTGAAGCTGCTACTGCTGTTGCTCCTGAACCGTATCCCGCAGTGTAATAAGTTGCGTTTTCTTTCCATAAATCCGTATTACTACGTACTGATCTATATGGTTCCCATCCATCATGTCCCCCATAAGGGAATACAGTGAATTTTCTATATTTTTTATTATAGTAAACATTTTTAGCCGATGTTGCGGAATTTGAACTATTAGGTCCGTAATATCCGTTTACAGTATATTGTGATGAAGTTGCATAGAATGGGAAAGTTCCAACAGAACCTGAGAACCATACTCTGTAATCTCCAGCATTTGTATTTTGTAAGAATGTGCTACCAGAAGCTCTAGTATCCATATGGAAACCATAAGTTTTACCTGACCAAGCTGCCGCACATAATGTTCTGTCTCCACCTGAGTTTGTACCGTTAGTCGCACACCCATGATAATCGAACATATCTTGGTCCCAACCCATTTTACTTCCTAAACCTAGATAAGTCTTTCTAATATTATCAGCAACTAAATCATAAGAAACATTATAATAAGCAAAAGGTTCTACTCTTGAGTGAAGTGCTAATCCGTCAGCCGCACCTGTTCCTTGAGATTGAGTTCTTCCACTTAAGTTACCAAAGTTACCTGAAGAATTTGTTGTTGGATAACCTTCATAACCCGCAGGTACTGCATCTACTGGACAATTTTCATCAATATCAACCATTATATAACGTGATCTTAATGCGTACTCTCCGTTTAATGTACCAATTTTCTTACCTATATAATTTTGACTGATAGGGTTAAGACTTATATTTTTATATTGTTCGTATATCACTTGTTTAGCGTCAGAATCTCCATAAGCTCTAATCGCAATATCAAATGTTTTATTATCAATGTCTATGTTAAGAATTGAGAATTTTAAGAAGTCGTTAGCTGTATCACCATCTGATATTAGAATAAGTCTAAATAATTTAACTATTTCAGTACCTCTAACCTCAGAATAAATCCACGGAGTTTGTGGTCCATCTGGTGTTGCTGTTGGTTGCCAAGTGTCCGTATAGTTTTTCCAAGTAGTTTGTAGATTAAAGAACGACATATCTTCAATAACATCTAAATAGTTGTTAGCCGCTGAACCACCCCATTCTTTACCCATTTGTTTAACTGCGTTAATATAAATTTGTTCAACGTAAAGTCTTTGGTCTGGGTTGTTTTGGTCATAGTAAGGATTAGTTCCAAGAACTTTTGTAATATAGTTATTACTATTTGGGTTAAAACTAACTAAGTATCTATCGTCTGCTGCACCTACACCTGCGAAAGCTTGTCTTTTAGCTGCGATTGTAAAGTCTCCTGTTGCATTTGCCCACGCACCTCCTGCGATTAATGCTCCTGCCGTACCACTACCACCAATCATAAATCCATTAGCTGCGTATGTAGGTGAAGCTGCGTTATTAGCGTAAGTGTCAAAACCTTGTGTTGGTACTACACCAATATGAATATTTGGTTGATTGAATGTTGACGCCCCGTAATATTTTCTAGCTCTAATTACACAAGCTGTTGTTGCTGATAATCTTC